GAGGTGATATTCCTGCTACTGATTATTATAAAGGGTCAATTAAAGATGTGACTGGTGAAGGTAGTGATTTTTTCAAACGTGAACTTACTGTAAATGGCGTTAGAATAATGGCGGCAGGTGCTGTAGGTGGTGCAAGTGCTGTTCCTGATGCGTGGTTAGAAAAAGTAGCTCGTATGTATGAATTGTTCTTAGACCCAACTGGCACAGGTATTAACGAAACATTCCAAAGAGCAATGATACGAAATCTTAGAGGTTTGAGTGGAACTTGGCATGAAGGCCTACCAACATTACAACGAGTAGCAAGAGGTGGTGGTGCATCTTATAATCCAAACTTTTTAACTGACTCAGGAGTTATTAGTTGGAACTTAACAAACTTATTTGATACTCACGTTGCCAACGATATGGTATGGTACTTAAATTCAAGTGGTACTCTAGGTGATGGAGATACAGATGCAGGAGAAGTTATTGAACACGTTATGCATACACTTCATATGCATGGATTGACTGAAGATATAAAATTATATGAATACTTAGCAAGTGATTGGGATAGCGGTCCTTTATATCTCGCAATGGAAGAAGCATATGACGCAGGCAAGTGGGATCCGTCAGGATACCAACCACCAGGTGATTCGGATGCGTGGAAAACAGATTCAGAACTCTTTGAAGTAGCAGCTAAAGAATACTTATACTTATTAAATTTTTGTATGTTTGAATATTCTAGTTTATGGGATGGAGGAAGTCTTTCTCCGGAATGGTCAGATGATATGCGTACCCAAGTAGGCATTCTAGCAAATAACCCATTAGGCTACTACTTCCACAACAATTACATTGCTCCAGTTATTGCTAAACCATCATTAACAACAATAAGAAATCTATTCCAAGATGGTGATACTGGTGATCCTACACAAGCAGGCGCATCAAATTATGTTGCTACAGGAAAGAATTGGGGCAGTGATGGAGATGATTTCGCGACACCAAATGATTATACAATTACAGCTTCAGGAAAAAATGTTGATGTAGTCATCGTTGATGGGTCAATCGTAACCGCAGCACATAGTCACCCAGAGTTTGCTGTGAATGCTGATGGAACAGGTGGCTCAAGAGTACAACCTTTTAATTGGTTCTCTCTTACGAATCAATTAGGTTATGGTTCAAATGGAACTTATGATTATGATACAGTCGGAGTTGCTTCAGATTCAGCTCACGGTTGTCATGTTGCCGGAACGGTCGCAGGTAATACAAAAGGTTGGGCAAGAGATGCAAACATTTACAATATAGAATTTTATTATAGTGGTGCAGTCAATCAGGTTGTGAATAGTTCACCTCTTACACCAAGTACATTATGGGATTATATTCGAGAATGGCATAATACTAAACCAATTAACCCAGACACAGGAAGAAGAAATCCTACAATAACGAATCACAGTTATGGTAGTATATATACAAAAGAAGGTTTAATTGATAATGGTAGTTATGACAGTTTAGGAGCAATGAGTTTTAGAGGTGTTTTATTTAATGCTTACGGTGATTTTGGTCGAGGACTCAGTGATGCTGAATTAGAAGCAAGAGGAATTAATGTACCTTCAGATGGTAATTGGATAGTAAGTGCGTACTCAACAAGTTTACAATCTGATATAGAAGATGCAATTGATGATGGAATTATAGCGGTTATATCATCAGGAAACCATTATCAAAAAATTACAATAACAGGTGAACAAGATTATGATAATCTTTGTTATTTAGAACAAGGTGGTACTTTTACAGCAACCTTCCGTTCTCATCGTGGGGACCAAACAGCCTCAGGTGATAATAGAACATTAATTGTAGGAAACTTATACGACGAACGTAATGATAGAAAATCTCCTTCATCGGTTTGTGGAAATGGAGTTGATATTCATGCAGCCGGGTCAGGTATTGTAAGTTCAGTATATGGAACAGGGAATGTCCAGGATAGTAGAAATAGTAGCTTTTATTTTTCAAAGTATTCAGGAACAAGTATGGCATCACCTCAAGTAAGCGGAGTACTTGCTTTACTTGCAGAGAGTAATCCTGGTTTAAATCAAGTAGAAGCAAATGATTGGTTAAACAAAAACGGAACTGATAATATTATGTACGACACTGGAACTGATGATTGTACTGACTTTCAAAGTTTACAAGGAGCACCAAATAAGATTTTAAGGTGGATAAACCAAAGGCCTGAAAATGGATTGAGTTTTCCAAAAATTAATTTAAAGGCACGACCTGACTCAGGAAGATCTTGGCCAAGACCAAGAATAAGAGTTAGAGGTTAGAAACCAGTAATAAATAAACAAAAATATAGAAGAGCGATAGTAACATTATGGCAGAAATCCTAACAAACAATTTTAAAAGCGATGTAAATAAAATTTTTATCGCTGACGCAAAAGCGAACGACAATTATTATATGTTTGTTTCGAGCATTGGAACATTCAACCCAGTCGACTCTGCTGTTTCACAAAACGAGTTCTTGGAAAATACACTTTTCGCAAAACGAATTAATAATAACGATATCAACTTTATGATTAAGTATTATCCTTGGCAAAGAGGTGTAATATATACACAATACGATGATAGTGTTGATTTAACCGGAACAAACTTTTATGCTGTTGTTGGACCTAACGATAATGACACAGGTGATTATCGAGTTTATAAGTGTTTAAATAATGGTTCAGGTGCAACTGCAGAATCTCCTCCAACTTTTGATACTGCTAACTTAAATCAAATATATGAAACGGCTGATGGATATACATGGAAGTATATGTATCGTTTAACAACATTACAGTTTGAAGGTTATAACGCTTTAGGTTATATTCCAATTGACCCAGCAGCAGTCATTGAACCAAATTCAGTTTATGGTGGAGGTATTTCTGATATACAAGTTACCAACCCAATTGCTAACCAAGGTTATCAAATTAAGTTTGGAGTAATGGATTATATCTTTGGTCGAGTAGGTGGTATTAATAATCACGGTGAAGTTTCAGTTAGTTTGGATCCTGTGAACAATGACCTTTCTTCAATTGATAATTATTACGTTGGACAATATCTTTACGTTACAAACCCAAGTTCAAGTGTTACGAATTTATTTAAAATAGATTACTACAAATTTAATACTGCGTCAGGTAAAGCAGAAATAAGAGTAGGACCTGAGTTGGCAAATCCTGATAGAGGAACTGTCGAAGGTGCAACTCAAGCAGACCCAGTTGTGATTACATCAACGGGTCATAATCTTCAAGCAAGACAACCTATACGTTTTAAGAACGTTGGTGGTATGACAGAATTAAATGATGATGACGGTGATGGAAATCCAGTTTATTATGTTGTACCAATTGATGATGACACATTCTCTCTTGCGACAAACACTTCGCTATCAGTAAGTTTAGATGGTACTGGATTTGGTGCATTTACATCAGGCGGAAACTATGAAGCTGATAGAGATTTAATTACAGCAGGTGTTAAAGTAAATGGTCCTGCTAACATTATTCCTAGAATTGATATTAAAGGAGATGGTGTTGGAGCCGTAGCAATACCTAATGTAAATGAAGACACAATAGAATCAGTCACAATATTAAATAAAGGTTCAGGATATACAAATGTAACTGCAGTTGTCGTTGACCCCATCGTTGACTTCAATCCTGAAGATGATAGCACAACAGATGTAAGATGTGTTATACGTCCTATTATTGAACCAAAAGGTGGTCATGCATATAACCTTATTGATGAACTTAAATGTAAACATTTTGGAATGTATGCTTATATTACCGCAGAAGATAATACTAAAATCGGTGATGTAAATACTTATGGTTCTTTAGGTATTGTCAGGACTCCTGCATTTAGAGATGTCGGTACAGGTACATGGAGAAGCGGTCAAGCAAATACTGCACTTATACCTGATATATTTGATAACCGAATCGCAGTCACAACTGATGATTATCAAAATTTATCAGCAAATAGTATTGTGACACAGATTGATGGAAGTAACGAAATAACATTTACTGCTCAAGTACATGAGATTGATGATACATCAAATACAGTTTTCTTAGCAGAATATATGGGACCAAACCAAAATAATCTCTTAGTTGGGAATGGAGATACATCATTTAACCCTAATCTTCAAATTGTCTCAGATACAGGTCAGAGAATCACAATAAATAATCCAGTAGCAGATAATATTGTATACTCAGATTATATACAAAGAACAGGTGAAGTATACTTCATGGAAGACTTCTTCCCATTAGCAAGAACAGACCTATCAAGAGAAGAATTTAAGTTTGTATTGGAATTTTAAGGAACATAAGCAAAGATGCCTATTAATAAAAATTTAAACATTGCACCATACTTCGATGACTACGATGTTGAAAAGCAATTCTACAGAGTCATGTTCAAACCTGGGTATGCGATTCAGGCAAGAGAGCTTACACAATTACAAACTATTCTCCAAGGTCAGGTTGAAGCATTTGGCGATAACATATTTAAAGAAGGTTCAATTGTAAAAGGATGTAACTTTACAGAACTTGATGATCTTCAGTTTGTAAAAGTAAATGACGGTCCTACAGGATTTAACGCAGAAGCATATATTAGCGGACCTGCAGTTGAAAGTATTCAAGGTCAAGATGTTGAACTTGATTATGTTTATGAAGTCGTTGGTCAAACAACTGGATTGAGAGCAGAAATTGTTCAGGCTTCAACAGGTTTCCAAACAAGACCACCAGATTTAAACACATTTTATATTAACTATTTAAATACAACTTCATTGGCAACTCAATTCCAAGCTGGTGAAAACCTTGTTATTAATAGACACAAATACTTAAGAGGAACAACAACAGGTACTCTAACAAGTGAAGCTGTTATTACTTCAGGACTTGCGGTAAGTGCAGGTATTAGTACTCCTCATGTAGGTAAGTCTTTTGGTATCGAAGCTGCTCCTGGTATTATATTCCAAAAAGGTCATTTCATATTTGTTTCAGAACAACGAATCGTTGTTGAGAAATATACAAACTTACCTGATGCAAAGTCAGTTGGTTATCAAGTAGATGAATCTTTAGTTAATGCATTACAAGATGCAAGTCTTTATGATAATGCAAACGGTTCTAAAAATGAAAATGCACCAGGTGCTGACAGATTAAAATTAGTACCAAGATTGGTTGTAATTGATACCGCTACATCAACCGCTGACTTCTTTACATTAGTTCGTTATCAAAATGGTAATGCAATTACTGTTCGTGACGTTTCACAATACAATGTATTAGGTGAAGAACTTGCTCGAAGAACATATGAAGAATCAGGAAATTATGTTTTAGAAAAGTTTCCTTTAAGTACTGATGATCGTATTCCAGCAGGTGAAGCGAATACACAAGTTCAAGTTATTGTCGGTCCAGGAACTGCATATGTAAAAGGTTATCGAGTAGAGAATTCTGCTGACCGTGCATTCACCGTTGACCAAATTGCTGGCACAGAAGAAATTACAAACCAAAATGTTTCAATGGAATATGGAAACTATTTTGAAGTAACAGGTGGTGATGGTGGTTCAGGATGGAACGGAAGATTAGATATTGATATCACATCAAATGCAATCGCACAAACATCATCTGCACAATCGGTAGGTAATGTCACAATACATAATATTACTCCTTCACGTGTTTATGCTCATTCATCTATGTATTCAGGTGCTCAACCAATTACTGACATTGACAGAATCAATGATGGAAATGGTTATGTTCAACTTCAGCCTACATCAAGTGGTGCACCATTAATTAAAGAAACAAATAAAAAGGCACTTGTATTTGACACAGGTACAAATGGTTTATTTGGAACAAACAATACGCTTATTCCTGTAAGAGCTCAAGTAGCTGCTACTCATTCAAACGGAACAATTACTTTAACTGCTAACCCAGGTGAAGATTTTAATTGTCTTAACGATGATATGTTAGTTGTTGATAGTTCTTCAGTTCAACAACCTATTACGAGTTACTCAACTTCATTAAATAATTCTCAACTTGATATTCAAATTTCAAGTAGTTCTGCTGCTAACGTAACTGTTTATTATAATAAGAGATTAGTTGGTTCGTCAGACGGAATTGACCCATATAACAAAGTTGTAAGAAGTCCTTATGTTAAATTCAATTATTCAGGTTCACAAACTAAATATAGTTTAGGATTCCCTGATGTCTTCGATATTATTAGTATCGTTGATTCTACAGGTGAAGATTATTCAAGTAGCTTTAGATTAAAACCAAATCAGAAAGATACTTATTATGATATATCTTATTTAGAATATATTGAAGGAAGACCTGAGCCGTCAGGACAGATGACAGTTCAATTAAAAGTATTTGAAGTAAATACTTCAACCGGAGAATACTTCTTTACTATTAACAGTTATCCTAATTCATTAGAAGGTTGGGAGATTCCTTCCTATGTATCTTCTTCAGGAACTGTTTATAATTTAAGAGATTGCTTTGACTTTAGAGCTCACATTGCTAAAGACACAAATGCAGATTATAATAATTCATCCGCAGGTTCAGCACCAGTTATTTCAGGAACAGTTGGGCAATATAATTTAGACTTCTCAACTTATGGTGCACCGTTAATTCCTGCTGCTCAACAATCTTTACAAACAGATTTAGAATATTACTTAACAAGAATAGATACGATTGCTTGCGATTCATACGGAAACATTGATTTAATTAAAGGTGAAGAAGATAGAAATGCAGTTCCTCCAAGATTAGGAACAGACAAGCTTGCGATTGCACATGTTGAAATTCCAACATATCCTGCACTATCTAAGAAACAAGCTGAAGTTCTTCGTAAGACAGATTACGCAATACGACCAAGAGCGACCGGTATTAAAGCTTACACAATGAAAGATATGCACAATCTTGAGAAGAAGATTGATAACATGGCATATTATATTTCATTGAACCAATTAGAATCTGAAACTTCCAATTTAGTTATCAGAGACGAACAAGGTTTAAATAGATTTAAGAATGGATTTGTAGTTGACCCATTTAATGATTTAACATTATCTGAAATTAATCATCCACAATTTAATGCAGCTGTACCATTTAATCAAAAGATTCTAACTCCTTCGTTAAAAACATTCGCATTGGATTTAGTATATGATTCTTCAACAGGTTCTTCTGTATTCCCTAATTCTGATGAAGGCTTAGCGGCAACAATTGGAAGAAACTCTAATGTTTCTATTATTGAACAACCTTATGCTTCAAACTTTAGAAACTGTGTAAGTAACTTCTATAAGTATGTAGGTGATGGAATTATTAGTCCTCCTTACGATGCTGCTTATGACACAACAGTTAACCCTGCTTCTATTGATATTGATTTAACTACTCCTTTCCAAGAGTTTGTTGATAGTATTCAATCGTTCTTACCTATGACTGACACATCGGTCACAACAGTATTTGACAGAGACCCAGGTCGACGAGGCCGTCGTGGTGCAGGTACACAAACTCAAACAATCACTACAAGAACAAGTGAAATTACAATTGATAGCAGCGAAACAACTCAAAACTTTGTTGGTGAATTTGTATCTGACTTCAGATTCCAACCATTTATGGCATCAAGAGATATTAAAGTCTACATGTCAGGATTAAGACCTAATCAAAGACATTACTTCTATTTTGATGGAGTCAATGTTGATGCACATGTTATGCCTGGTTCTGTTGACGCTAACAGTGTTGGTAATATCAATAGATTTGGTTCTAAAGGAGATGCAGTATCAACCGATGCAAACGGTGTATTGAGAGCTGTATTCCATTTACCTGCTGAAACATTCTATGTAGGTGATAGAGTATTAGAAATTGCCGATGTAAATCAATATGAAAGTATTGATTCTGGTGCAACTTCAAAAGGATTCGTTACTTACCGTGCATATAACTTCAGTGTTGAGAAAACAAGTTTAACGACAGCAACAAGAGCACCAAACTTTGATGTGAATACGACAACATCAGTACGAAATGTTGCTCGACGTATTCGAGGTCGTGATCCACTTGCTCAAACATTCTTTGTTAAGAAAGGTATGGGTCGAGGTTCAAATTCAGTTTACTTATCTGATGTTGATATTTACTTTAAACGTAAGCCTTCTCAAACAGTGGCAGGTTCAAACGCAAACGCTGCATTGAATGGTGTTAGTGTTCAAATAAGAGAAGTAGTTAACGGATATCCAACAAATCAAATTTTACCTTTCGCAAATGTTCATAAGTTGCCTGCTGATGTATTTACTTCTGAAGATGCTTCAACAGCAACCAAGTTTACATTTGAGGCACCCGTCAGATTAGATATAGAAAAAGAATACGCAATTGTGATTCAACCTGATGCATCAGATCCTAACTATTTAGTTTATACATCTAAAGTTGGTGGTGTTGATTTAACTCCAGGTGATACACAAGGTTCTGCGATTGTTCAGGATTGGGGTGACGGTGTTCTATTTACTTCAACAAATAACTCTGCTTGGAAATCTTATCAAGATGAAGATATTAAGTTTACTGTAAATAGACATAACTTTAATTCTACATCAGGTCAAGTAAAACTAACAAACAACAGAAACGAATTCTTTACAGTGAATAATATTACCGGAAGATTTACTCCAGGTGAAACAATTTATCAAGCAAAAGGTTCAAGCCAAACAGTTGGATTAACAAATAATAGTAGAACAATTACAGGTACTGCTTTATCAAGTGTATACAATGAAGGTGACTTCATGATGATTGAAGGCGGTAACCCAGTTGTGAAAGGATTATATAAAGTTGTCACAGTTGTAAATGCCGATGAATTAACTCTTGATAGACCTTGGCCGATTACAACAGGTTCAGCAAATGCAACTCCTGTCGTAACAGGTAACTTGTGTTTCTACGATTTAAGAAATCCTTTTGAAATGCATTTAGAAAATTCATCTGTAACTTCAGCACAAGTATTTACATTAAGTAATCCTTCTGATAATACAACAGCACTTTATGGAATTGATAGTGGTTCATCTGCAGACATAGCATCTATTGATAATATCAATTTAAGTTATGTTCAACCGATGATTATGCAAGCATCTGATGATGTTTCAAAAACTACATTAAGCGGTAACTTTGTATCTCCTGCGAATGTAAATTCATCATACTCAATGCCGATGAAGTTCAACGATAATAATCATTTCAGTAAAGAAGGTGTTGTTATATACAGTATGTCTAACGATCCTTCAAGAACAAAAGTATTTAATATAAATGTTGGTCTTGAGAATGGAAGCAATGTTACTTCTACTCCGTTCGTTGATATTGAAGCATCTAAGTTAATTGCATATCAGCATAAGATTACAAATAGTTCTGATACAACAGCAAAGTATATTAGTAAGACGGTTGAATTGTCCGAAGATCTTGATGCTGAAGATTTCAATTTAATCCTTACAGCTTATCGTCCAACAGGAACTGATATTAAGGTTTATATTAAAGCTCAGAATGCTTATGATAATGATGAGTTCGATAACTTAGGATGGACTGAGTTAGAATTGTTTGAAGGTGTAGGTACTTATTCAACAATTACCAATTTACAAGATTATAGAGAATTTAAATTCAGAATTAATAAATCAAACAAAACTGGTGGCCTAGCTGCTAATCCGTTTACTTATACTT